AAAAGCTGGCAAAGCAGCAACCAAAAGGAAAACATCAGCCAAGCCTGTAAATTGGAAAAAGAAAAAAGGAAAGAAGTAATGGGAAAAGGTTTAAAGCATTATTTTAAAAACGGCAAAGAGCACAAAGGTGCTACCCACAAAGACGCCAAAGGCAGAGTGATGTCTGGCAAAACGCACACAGACTCAAGCAAGTTTTTAGTCCACATGAAAGACTTGTCTGATAAAGCCAAGAAAGTTGCCAGAGCATAATGGCTGAGTATAAAGGACGCAAAGTAACTCTTAACAAGCCTAGGCGAATCGCAAAAGGCGAAACGTCTTATGGCAAGAAGAAGTCAGCTGTTTATGTAATGGATGGTGACAGAGTTAAGCGTGTTACTTTTGGCGACCCGAATATGCGTATTAAGAAAAATCAAAAAGGTCGCAGGAGCAACTTCCGCTCCCGTCACAATTGTGACACTCCTGGACCAAAAACAAAGGCACGATATTGGTCGTGTAAGGCATGGTAATATGGCCGCACTGAGCAAGCTAGTGAAACCAATTACCAATAATGTATCAGACTTTTTAAAAAGCCTTTCTGATAAATATGTATATCACTCTGGGTCTTTTAAAGATGAAGGGTCTTTTAAAAGTGTTGCTGAAAAAGGTCTTGTTCCATCAGAGGGAAAAGACAGCTCTGGAGTTTATATGGCTTATAGTCCTGATGGAACTTACTATCACGTTTCACCAGAAGAAGCTACAACTTTCAGAGCACCCATAAGCCCTATACTTGAAGACTATGGCCTTTATAAAGACACCCCATCAGGAGTTCAATATGATGCTGAAGAGCTTATTGTTCCTGGAGCTGTTAGGCCAGATCTTTTAGAAGTTAAAGTTGGAGATAGGTACTTCCCAGTATCACAAGTTAATGAGGTTGTTCAAAAAGTTGGGCTTCCAACAGCAAAACAATTAATCGGGAATGTTGATTGATGGCCAAAGCAGCAATTAAAAAAGTAGCTAATGCAGAGATCCGTGCAGCAAAGAGCTTCCTTGAGAAGCGAGGCATAAAGTCTGATGAGGTCAGCCCACGCAAGTTTGCCAAAGCTGCAAAAGAGCTAGACAAAGGCTTTCAAGAAACATTAAAGATACTCGCTCGTGAGTTATCAGGAGGTCAAGTGTAATGGCAAAACAATTACAATATATGGATGCCCTTGGCCCAACAATCGCAAAGGCAAGGTTTGCTGCTGAAGGTGGAGATGTTGCCGCTGAAGAAGCTCGGTTGATGAATCCTGATTATGTTGCTCCTGGAGTTATGGAGCAATCCACAGGCACACTTCAAGCATACACCCCAACCATGCGCGAGAATGCAGAGTCAAAAATAGCAGGTGCTCTTGAGAACATAGGCATGTCAAAGCAATCCGCAAGAGACTCAGCCATAGGTTTCACAGGCACAATGGACTCAAGCAGAGGTGGCTTGGGAGTTGGGGTTCTTGATTTTGCTGCACCATTCTCAATCCCAACAGCAGTTCAAGAAGCAGGTCGCGAAGTTAAGGCAATACGCAATGACCCTAATTCAAGCGGAACAGATTATATTTTTCCAGCACTAACAGTTGGTTTAAGCGTGGCAGAATCATTGCCTTTGGCCAAAGCAGCAACTGCACCACTCAAAGCCTTCATTAAGAACTTAGCTGCAAAATCAAAGCCTGTCGCAGAACCGTTGAAGCTGATGAAGCAAAGTCGTGGCTTAAAAACTTAGTGAAAGAATCAAAATGAGCAAGCTAGCAAAACTTATAAAAGAGCTTTCCCCAGACGCGATACGTTGGGCAGAGTCAGTTGCTGCTAAGCTCTCAGGCAAGCCAGAAGACTTTGTTCGCTATCCGACGACAACTGAGCAAGTAATATACAGGACAGGTGAAAAGCTCGCTAATCTTGAAAGGCTAGCTCCTCAGATGCTAGACATCTATGATGATAGAGCTTTGTATGAAGCATTAGATGAAGCCAAGAAAGGTCGCACTGATGTTGGGTTGATTGCTCCTGATACTTTCCGCAAGGCTGCAGCAGAGATAAATACAGACGACCCTTACATACGCGACATGGTTGCCAAAAAAGTTCAAAACTTACAAGACTTGCGCCAGTCTGGGATACGCTTCTCGGATGTTCCTTTTTTAGGATACCAAGAACCTTATCCTGGGGTAGCTCAAATTTTCTCTCATGAAGGTCGCCACAGATCCAGAGCACTCGCAGGTGAAGGCGAACCATTGCAACTTGTCAGGATGCGTCCTTATAGAGCATCTTATGAAGGGGAAACAAATGCCCCTCTTATGACGGAAATGGATCCGAACACCCAGATATACTCTGAAGTCAGCACAATGCAAGAAAACAGTGGCGGCAAGCCAATAGGTTCTCTTGGCGAGCTAATTAAATTTTTAGGACTTGGGGCTGTCGCAGTTCCTGGAGCACTGTCTCAGATGGGTGAAAAAGATGGCTAGTAAACTTGTAAGAGCTTTTGTTGAGAGTCTGGCGAAAAAGGTCTATATGACTCCTGAACAGGCAACTTCAACATATGCTCAAAAAGCAGCAAAGATAGTCAAAGAAGATCCTAGGTTTTTAAAACTTTACGATGAAGAAGATATCGGCAGTGCTATATATAGTTCAAGAACAGGAGAGGCTAATCTTGGCGTGATGGCTCCTGAGAAATTCCTCGAATTGGCTGCACAGATGCCCACTGATAAAAAAGGCTATGAGTTTATAAGAGAAACAATTGACCAGAAAAAATCAGATATAGCAGAAGGCACCCCAAGACAACAATTTACATTCCCTACTTTGGGCATGAGATTAAACCCCAAAGACAACTCTTTATTTGTCAACATGCATGATGGCAGACACATTAACACAGCAATGAAAGAGATGGGCTATCCAAAAGGACTTGTTGAGATTGTCCCTCAATACAAAACACCAAACCTAAAAACAATGTCCCCAGACACCCCAGTTTACAGTGAAGAATCATTTATTGATGACGTTGAGATTCCCAGCAAGCAAGTCGGGACTCTTGGCGAGCTTGTTAAATTCCTAGGATTAGGAGCTGTTGTTGCTCCTGGAGCTTTGTCACAGTTGACTGATAATCAAAAAGGAGATAAGGTTGCTGAATAGAGTTGGTTTTGCATCCTCGCTAACAAAGAGGATACAACACGAAAACAAACTTAAAAAGAAAGGAGCCAACAAGATGTATGGCAAGAAAAAGGGTAAAGGTGGAAAGAAAAAATAAAGACGCAACTGTCTTTGTCACAGGCGTTTCCATGTCAGGGAAGGTAAAAGATGACGACAATAGAACTCCTGAAGGCGATCAAACGCAATCTGAGGGAGAAGCGATCGGCGATAGCCGAGAAGATGATTGAAGGTCGGGAGTCTGATTTTCAATCATACCAAAAGGACGTTGGCATTGCACAAGGATTAGAAGATGCTTGTGCAATAATCGACGAAACATTAAATCAAATTGATGAAGAGGATGCATAACATGTCTCATCCGCATGCAATATACACCGATGAAGAAAATAAAGCGACCATCGGTTCTCACCAACTTCCAATACCAATGAATTGGAAAGTCCTAGTCCAGCCCAATGAAACCAAAAAAGAGACCAAAGGTGGAATAATCCTGCCTTCAATCTCAAGAGACAATGAGAGTTATCTCACTGCTCATGGAACAATTGCAGCATTGGGCGAACTTGCTTATCATGATAGAGATACTGGCCAGCCTTGGAAGATGTCAACACGTCCACAGGTCGGCAATCGTATCACCTATGGAAAATACGCAGGTCAAAAAATTGTAGTTAATGGTGTCAGCTTCCTTATATTGAATGATGATGAGATTACATCCATTCTTCCTGAGGGTGCTGAGATTACTGGCTACTTACCAACTTGAGGTGAATAACATGGAAAACACCACCATGGCTGAAAAAGAACAGCTGGAAATTGTAGAAGAAGAAATCAAAGATGCCAAGCGAAGAGCTGGCGAAGAAGATTTTGAAATTGAAATAACTGACGAGCCAGAGGCTGATGATGAATTGGTCGCAAAGCAGGAACCAGAAAAAGAAGAGGATCCTGAGTATGGCGAGAAAGTTCAAAAAAGAATTAAGAAGCTTGTTGATCAAAGACGTGAGGCTGAATTAGAAGCCAAAAAACAGCAAGAGCAAAATGCTCAACTTGCAGCTCGTCTTGAGAGGCTTGAGAAAGGCTCCCAACATCAAGCTGAAAATGCATTCCACACTCGCTATGAGCAAACAAAATCTGCATTGGCCAAAGCCATTGAAGAAGGCGACACTCAGTCCCAACTTGATTTCTCAGAGCAAATGGCAGACATGCGTGCAGCTATGCGCATAGCTGAAATGCAAAAGCAAACAGCGCAACAGCAACGCACAGCATCACCAACAGTTGGTCGTGCTCAACAAGCTGCAGAAAACCCAGCACCTGCAAAGGCAATGTCTTGGTGGGAAAAGAATCGTTGGTTCAATTCTGCTGGTTATGAGCGAGAAACTGCTGCAGCTCGTGCAATTGATGTTCAATTGGATCTTGAAGGAAACGACAAGAATTCAGAAGAATATTACGATTTGTTAAATAATCGTTTACAAAAAATGTTTCCCGAGTTAAGCTCAGGAGGCGAAACAAATAAGCCTAGAGTAAAAAGCAGATCACCAGTTGCGCCAACTGCAGGCGGCTCTCAGGGTTATAAAGGGAATAGGGTTCGCATGTCACAAGACCAACTTAGGATGGCTAGAGAACTTGGTATTACTGATGAAAAAGGACTCAAAGCATATGAGGCCGAAATCAAAAGACAAGCAAGGAGCTAATCATGGCTGAGAAAAGAAATGTGCGTGCAAATGAATCCCGTTCAAATATCCGAGAAGATGAGGCTCGTCCTCAAGCTGCTTGGTCTCCACCGTCACTTTTGGATGCGCCTGAGGCTCGTTCAGGAATGACACAGAGGTGGGTTGCCACCTCTATTCAGGGTAAGGATACCCCAGACAACGTCTTCAAGCGTATGCGTGAAGGTTGGAATCCTCGCCCTGCTGATACTGTGAAAGATAAGAGATTCCCAACTATCAATCACGGCCAATGGGAAGGTTGCATTGGAATTGAAGGAATGCTGCTTTGTGAAATGCCTATTGAACAGCATAAGTCTATGAAAGACTATTATGCAAATAGGAATTACGAGCAGAACGAATCACTTTCAGGTGACCTAGATGCACTAAATCGTTCAGGTGGTCCAAGAGTTTATCAAACTCGCGAATCATCTGTTTCAAAAGGCCGCAGAGATCTTGCGGCTATGGAAGACTAAAAACTCGTGAAGGAGTGAAAAAATGGCAAATGTTGATGCTGCCTTTGGGTTCGTCCCAGTTCGCCACATGAGCGGTAATATTCCACGTGCAAATAAATACACCATTGCTTCTGGTTTAGCGGAGAATATCTTCACAGGTGATCTTGTTATTATTATTAATACAGGTCTTCTGACCCCGCACACAGCCACTGAAGTAAATAATATTGGTGTATTTGCAGGTGTTTCATATACCGCTGCAGATGGCTCTTATGTGTATAGCCAGTATTGGCCATCAGGCACAACTGCTACAAATATCGTAGCATATGTGTATGATGATCCATATACTGTTTATAAAGTTCAGTCAGCTGGAACTCCAGCCCAAACTAATATCGGCAACTGTGCTGATGTTGTTGCGGGTGCAGGTTCCACTACAACTGGTCAGTCAGGTTTTGAAATTTCAGGAACCATGGCTGCAGGTGCTGCAACTTGTAAAATTCTTAGTCTTTATGAGGCTCCTGATAATGCTTTCGGCGCAAACGCCATTATGGAAGTTATTATTAACGAGCACCTCTTAAAAGACTCAGCTGGTATATAGGAGGGTTTGAAAAATGGCTATGAATAGAGCACAATTTGCGAAAATGCTCGAGCCAGGATTGAACACCCTGTTCGGTCTTGAATATGCTTCTTACCCAGCTGAATATGAAGCTGTGTTTGAATCAAATAGCTCAAATAAAGCATTTGAAGAAGATGTTTTGTTGACAGGCTTCGGTGCTGCTCCAACTAAAGATGAAGGTGCGTCTGTTTCTTATGACTCAGCTTCTCAGCAGTGGACAGCTCGTTACCAACATGAGACAATCGCTTTGGCATTCTCAATTACTGAGGAAGCTGAAGAAGATGGTCTTTATGGGTCAATTGCTTCTCGTTACACAAAAGCACTAGCACGCTCAATGGCCTCTACTAAAGAGATCAAGGCTGCTAATGTTCTTAACACTGCGACAAGTGCATCGGGTGGTGATGGTGTTTCACTATTAAATACAGCCCACCCAACACAGAATGGCACCCAGAGTAACACACTTGCTACTGCTGCTGATCTGTCTGAGACTTCATTGGAGTCAATCCTTATCAACATTGCTGACATGAAAGATGATCGTGGTCTGCGGATTGCTGCTCAAGGGACAATGCTTATTATCCCAACAGCATACACATTCGTAGCAGAGCGTCTTCTTGAGTCTCAGCTGAGAACAGGAACAGCTGACAATGACATCAACGCTATTAAGTCTGGCGGCTATCTGCCTCAGGGTTATCACGTGATGCGTCGCCTGACTGATTCAGATGCATTCTTCGTTAAGACGGATGTTCCTGATGGTCTTAAGATGTTCCAGCGTTCACCTATGAAAAAAGGTGTTGAAGGTGATTTCGAAACTGGTAATGTTCGCTACAAAGTTCGTGAGCGTTACAGCTTCGGAGCAACTGATTGGCGCGGAATCTTCGGCACAGAAGGTGCTGCATAAAATAATATGGGGGAAGGCAAAAGTCTTCCTCCTAACTTTTCCTGACAACTCCATCGGGGGGTTGACACTAGCCACGACAGGAGATCCAAATGGCTAATACTACTTTCACTGGACCAGTGCGTTCAGAAAACGGATTCACAGTTGTTTCCAAAGATGCAACATCTGGTGCTATCACTGATGTAGCTTCAATAGCTTCTACAGGCATTGTAACAAATAAATATGTAAAGCATGTTGGCTTTGCCACTGGTGTTACTGTTAACACAACTGCAGGTGACAGCCCAACCATTGGTGAGTTTACTCAGCCAGCAAACACAATCATCACAAACATTAAGATATTTTGTGACACGGCTCCCGTCATTGGAACTGGTGACATTGGTTATGAAGTTGGTACATCCTCTTCGGGCGCACAAATTGTTGCGGCAATTGCAGACGAAATCCTAGATGGCGGTACAACAGTTGTCGTTGGAAACGTAACAACTACTACCTTGGTTGCTACTACTCAAAACGCCGCCACAGCCCCTATCTCTGCTCAGTATGCTTCAGCAGAGCGTACAATTTACTGTAATGTTACTAACACAGTGGATGCTACGACAGCGGGTTCGTTTACGTTCATCGTTGAGTACGTTCAAATTGCATAAACTGGTGGGGCTGTGTGCCCCATCATAACTTAGGAGTGCAGAATGGCTGATATAACAACCACAACCAAAATATCTGAAAACACTCAAGAGGTCGTTTTTGCTTTCCAATATCAATATGTTGATGGTGGAAATGAAAGTGCTGTCAGCAAAATTGATGTCTCTGGGCTTTTGACCAATGCAGCAGGGGAAACCTGCACAGGCATAAGGATAATTGAGTGTTGGTGGGTTATCAATGCAATGACTGTTGAGGTTCTTGCAGACGCAGACGTTGACATAATTGTCCTTCACCTTGACGAAGGCCAGTCTGGATATCAAGACTTTTCTAGATTTGGCGGATTGCCAACAAGCTCATCATATGGTGCCAATGGAACAGGTGATATAAAATTCACAACAACTGGTGCTGGAGCTGCGGGGGATTCATATCAAATTGTTATCAGAGCGAGCAAGCAGTATTAATGGCAACTTCAGGAACAGTAGTTTTCAGGCCAAGTGTTGAAGAGATAATAGCAGAAGCATTTGAGCGTTGCGGTATTGATCCCCAAACAAGGACAGGGGATCATGCCGTTTCTGCGCGCAGAAGCCTTAATCTTTTATTTTCTGAATGGGCAAACAGAGGAATAAATTATTGGGCACTCAGCTCTGGCACTCTTAATCTTAGCTCAGGGACAGCTGTTTACAATTTGCCAGCAGGAGTTATAGATCTGATGGACGTTGTTATAAACAACTCTGCTAGTTCATCTCAGTCAGATACCATAGTTAATAAAATAACAATATCTGAATATAACCAGATACCCAATAAAACATCCTCAGGCAGACCAAGCCAATACATGATTGATAAAGGTCTTCAGTCAGGATCAAATAACATATCTAAAATTTATGTTTGGCAAGTCCCTAATATAAGCACATATGTCCTTCAGTATTGGTCAATGAATCAGCTTGAAGATATAACAGCTTCAAATCAAGACACAGACATTCCTTATACATGGAGTGAATGTATTTGTGCAGGCTTGGCGAGCAAGCTCTCCGTCAAATACTCGACAGATCGGTTTCAACTTTTAAATGAGCTTTATGAAAGAGCATTTAATTTCGCAGCAGCATCAGATAATGATGGCGTAAGCTTGAGGGTTCAACCCACAGCGTTGAATTTGGTTTAATGGCGAAATATGCATCAGGAAAAAAATCATCAGCGATAAGTGACAGGTCTGGCTTTAAAATAAAGTACACAGACCTTAAAACTACTTGGGATGGGTTGCGTGTTGAAAAAGAAGAGTGGGAGCCGAAGCACCCTCAGTTAACCCCAGCCAAAAATGTTTTTGATGCAACAGCGTTGAGAAACCCAAGGCCTGATGGTGACCCTGATAATGTAAAGTTTTTTGTAGGTTTTAATTACGACCCTTTCCTTGATGTTAGGGAGAGGCCACCCATTGGAATAGCAGGACTTGGTCAAATTGGCAGGGTTGAAGCTAGGTTTATAATTGGTGCTTCAGCAACAGGGGTTGCAGGAACAAGTGCTTTAGGAACTTTTGGCTTAACTATAAATCAGACACTATCTCAGATAGGGCTTCAGGCACTTGGTTTTGTAGCTGGGTCAGCAACTGGCACTACAACTTTCGAAATAACTGTTGTAAATCCTGGCTCAGGAAATGTTTATGCAATAGACGCCAGCAACCAAGCAACACTTACACTTTACGAAGGAAACACTTATTACTTTGATCAATCAGATAGCAGCAACAGCGGTCATCCGTTAAGGTTCAGCACTACTTCAGACGGAACTCATGCTAGCGGATCAGAGTATACAACAGGTGTAACAACAAGCGGAACTCCAGGAGAATCAGACGCATATACTCAAATTGTTGTTGCTTCAGGAGCCCCGACGCTATATTACTATTGTACAAATCACAGCGGTATGGGTGGAACATCAAACACACCATCGCCAATAACACAAGTTCCAACAGCTAAACAAGTTAATGCTGGCGTCGCAGGAACTGGTGCCATTGGCGATCAGGCTGCTCAAGGAAGCCCATCAAATGCTGGCGTCGCAGGAACAGGCGGCGTAGGAACTGTTTCGGTAGTTCTAAGTGGCTGGGGTCTTGGTGGCTGGGGAAGTGGAACATGGGGTAATTAAATGAACTATACAACTTTGGTATCTAATATTAAAAATTTCATGGAAGATGATTCTTCTGAGTTTGATTCGTCTATTAATGAAATAATAGCTCAAGCTGAAGAAATGATATTTCAAAGACTTCCTAGCTTGCCTTGTTTCAGATCATCAGCAACAGGAACTTTGGTTGTTGGAACTGCTGATTATGTAATACCATCAGCAAGAATGATAAGACAACTCTCTGTAACAGCTTCAAGCTCTGTTTCTTTTCTTGATCACAGGGTAGATTCTTATATTCGTGACTATTGGCCAAATGCAACACTTACAGGAACACCAGAGTTTTACAGCACAAAGTTGGCAGGGACTGCTGGTATAACTGTAACTTTGGCACCAACACCATCTGCTACTTTAAGTTATCAAGCTGACATAGTAGCCCCAGAAACAGGATTATCTACAGGTAATGCAAACAGTTGGATCGGCGATAACGCTGAAGCTGTTTTGCTTGCTGCAGCACTTTATGAAAGTTCTGCTTTCCTTAAAGCTCAAGAAACGCTAAGTTTATACAAGGCTCAGTTTGATGAAGCTGTTGCATTGTTCCAGCAGGAGATGGGCAGAAACTACACAGCCGAATATAATGGAGGCATTTAATGGCTATATCACAAGCAATGTGTACATCGTTCAAAGCTGAAATATTGGATGAACAACACGACCTAGCAGCAGATACTTTAAAAATTGCACTTTATACAAGCTCTGCAAGTTTGGGTGCAACAACTACTGCATATGCAACAACCAACGAAGTAAGTGGTTCGGGGTATACTGCTGGGGGCGAAGCTCTGGCAAATAAAACAGTTTCAACAAGTGGCACCACAGCGTACTTTGATTGCGATGATCCCACTTGGACAAGTGCTTCTTTTACAGCCAGAGGTGCTTTGATATATAATGACACCAATGGCGACAAAGCGATAGCTGTTTTAGATTTCGGAGGAGACTTTGCAGTTTCATCAGGAACGTTTCAAATAGTTTTCCCTGCAGCTGGGGCGAATGCGATTATAAGGATAGCATAAAATGACGAGCACCTATGTAAACGATCTTAGATTAAATGAGCTGGGTACTGGGGATGGTTCGGGTACTTGGGGAACAACAACAAATACCAATCTTGAGTTAATAGGAGAAGCATTAAGTTTTGGCACAGAAGGCATAACAACAAATGCCGATACTCATACTACCACAGTAGCAGATGGTGCGAGTGATGCTGGCAGAGCTATGTATATAAAGTATACTGGGACTTTAGATAGTGCTTGCACAATAACAATTGGCCCAAACACAATGAGTCGTGTTCACTTTATTGAGAATGGCACATCAGGTTCTCAAAATATAATTATCAGCCAAGGTTCTGGCGCGAACATAACAATACCTCCTGGAGATGTTAAGGTAGTTTATCTTGATGGCGCAGGTTCTGGTGCAGCAGTTGTTGATGCTTTTGCATCTTTAAATGTTGTAGATTTAAAAGTTCAAGATGATTTAACTCTTAGCTCAGATAGCGCAGTCGTATCATTTGGTGTTGATGGTGATACTACACTTACGCACACTGACGGAACTGGTCTGACTTTAAACAGCACAAACAAACTTTGTTTTAATGATGCGAGTCAATTTATACAAGGTGCGAGTGCAACTGTTTTAGATATTGCAGCCACAGATACTATAGAGTTAACTGCGACTACGACTGCCATTGTTGGCAATCAAACTGTTTCCGGAACACTAGTGCCGAGTGGCGTACTAACCGCTAACGCAGGTGTTGTTGTAGATACCATGACCCTTGACGCAGCCACCCTTACAGCCACGGGTGATTTTACTGCTAGCATTGCTGGCACAGTGCTATTTGATGCTGCTGGCGATATTGTTCTTGATGCTGCGGGAGATGATATACTATTAAAATCTGGCGGTACTCACGAGGGTAATATAAATCTTGCAAGTAGCAACTTAACAATTAAATCAATCGTTTCTGATAAAGATATTATTTTTCAAGGAAATGACGGTGGTTCTGCAATAACAGCCCTCACCCTTGATATGTCTGCGGCAGGTGCGGCAACATTCAATAACGATGTTACTGCATTCTCTGATAAACGATTGAAGACTGATGTAACAGATATAGAAAATGCTCTTGAGAAAGTACAGCAGATGCAGGGCGTTTATTACAGAAGAAATGACGTAGAAAATGCCAAGATGCAAGTTGGTGTCCTCGCACAGGACATGGAAAAAATACTACCTGAAGTAGTCCTGACTGCTGATGATGAGATGCAGACTAAGTCGGTTGACTATGGAAAGATAACATCTGTTCTAATTGAAGCAGTCAAAGAACTTTCAGCAAAAGTTAAGGAACTAGAAGGGAAGTAAAATATGACACTACCATCAGAAGGCAACCCAATATCTTTACAGCAAGTAAACGTAGAACTTAGCAACACAGCAACAGCCGCGATTAATATGGGTAGTTCTGATGTTCGTGGTTTATTTGGTATTGCTTCTGGTGCTATTGATATGTCTGATGGGTATGGTAAAGCTTCTTTCAGCGCGACAGGTGGAACAATTACTACATCTGGTAGTTACACAATTCACACATTTACGTCTTCTGGAACTTTCGCTGTAAGTGGCTCTAAGTCAGCGGATTATATTGTTGTTGCTGGTGGCGGTGGTGGCGGTGGTGTTTACGCAGGTGGTGGCGGTGCTGGCGGATATCTAGATGGCTCTTTAACTTTAAGCACATCAAATTACACAGTTACTATTGGTGGTGGCGGTGCTGGTAATAACAACGCAAACGGCGGAGTAGGTGTATCTTCTGTCTTTGGCGCTGTTAGCACTGTAGGTGGTGGATTTGGTCGAAATGATAACGGAGCAGGTGGTAATGGTGGTTCTGGTGGTGGCTCCTGTAATGGCGCGGCCGCTGGTTCTGGAACTTCTGGTCAAGGTAACAATGGTGGCGTAGGACCATCAACAGGCATTGCCGGAACTGCCACAGGTGGTGGCGGTGGTGGTAAAGGCGCAGTTGGTTCCAATGGCTCTCCGAATAATCCTGGAAATGGTGGCGCAGGTTTAGCATCTTCAATAAACGGAAGTTCAGTAACAAGAGCAGGTGGCGGTGGCGGTGGCTCTGGCACCAATGGCCCAAGTAGTGGTGGTATAGGCGGTTCAGGCGGAGGCGGCACAGGCGGTCGTTCTGCTGGCGCAAATGGTAGTGCTGCAACTGTCAATACAGGTAGTGGCGGCGGAGGCGGTTCTGCACCAACAACCACAAGAGGTGGTGCTGGAGGTTCTGGCATCGTTATTATACGCTACCTCACTTAATTTATGGAATTGTCAAATGGCACACTATGCAAAAATAAATGAAGGTATTGTTGAAAGTGTAATAGTCGCTGAAGCAGATTATATCGAAACACTTGAAGGCACTTGGATACAAACATCTTATAACACCTATGGGGGTGTTCACTCTGGTGGTGGAACTCCTTTGCGTAAAAATTACGCAGGTATCGGTTATGTATATGATTCTGGAAGAGATGCGTTCTATCAATCTCAGCCTTATGCAAGCTGGACTTTGAATGAAAGCAGTTGTTTGTGGGAGCCACCAATCGCATATCCTGAAGTCTCAGAGCAACAATTTGAGTGGGATGAAGATGCTTACCAAGCAGATAATAACTCTGGATGGGTACCTTTTTAATGAAAGACATGCACACAGATATAGCAATAATTGGTGGCGGAATTACTGCTCCACTTTGGGTTAATGCTTTAACAGGTTGGTTTGCACTTGGAACTGCTGCTGTTTCTTTTGTTGTAGTTTGTGCCAGAGCTTATTTTATGTATCGGAAGCACAATGATAGCTGAAACCCTTGCGGGTATTGCTCTGGTCAAGTCTGCGGTTGATGGCATTAAGTCTGCTATTGGCACAGCCAATGATATTGGGGAGATAGCTGGGCACATAGACAACCTTTTTCTTGGTGAGCAACAGGCACAAAAAGCTAGAAACAAAAAGTCTGGTGTAAATCAATTTAACGTCAACACTGTAGCTAGAGAAACGATAGATGCAAAGCTAGCGGCAGAAAAACTTTATGAAGTATCTGTTATGGTTGACCAGCGTTTTGGTCATGGAACTTGGTCTGGCATTGTTACTGAACGTGCTAGGCGTATACAGGAAGCCAAAGAAGAGGTGAAGCAAGCAAGGATAGAACAGAATCGCAAGAACCACGAAATGATGGAAGTTGCCAAGACCATTGGTATATCTCTTTTAGCTCTTATCTTTGTAGTTGCATGTATTACCTTGTCAATAATTTTTGCGAGTCCATAATGTTTACCGCTGTTCTAATAATATGCGCACCACTGCTTGGAGATGAGTGTATTGAAATAGTAGATGCCAAAGGACCATATGATAGACAGGCAGAGTGCATTGAGCGTGTGCTACAAATGTTTCAAGACACACAGCTTTTATTCCCTGCCCCATATAAGTCAGTTTCTTATAAATGCGAGAACAAATACAAGAGAGCTTAATGACGCAAAAAAAGTTACAAAAAGAGAGTTCTTATTCAAAGTTTGACACCAATGGCGATAATGTCCTTTGTGATGAAGAGCTCTCTATGGCGTTAGAGTTCAAAAGAAAAGAACTTGAAGATGCAGATGCTCGCCGTGACTCAATGCGCTATATGACTTGGTTTGCTTTGTTTGGAACTTTAAATTATCCAGCGGCTATTTTAATTACAGCTATGCTTGGATATGATAGTGCGGCAACTATAATAGGTAATATTGCACCTACTTATTTTGTAGCCAACTCTGCTCTTGTTGCTGCTTATTTTGGAGCTAACGCATACGTCGATAGAAAGTCAAAACAATGATACAAGCATTGATTGGTCCTATAGCATCATTAGCTGGCTCTTGGATGGAAAAGAAAGTAACAGAGCAAAAAGGCAAGTCTGCTGTTGCAATGGCTAAAGCTGAGGCTGAAGCTGAAGTGATGAAAGTTGCCGCTACCCATGAGGCTGGGTGGGAAAAGATAATGGCTAATTCATCTGACAATAGTTGGAAGGATGAAGCATGGACTGTTTTGTTTATTGTTATTATAGCGATGTGTTTCATCCCACCTTTACAGCCTTATGTAGAGCGTGGGTTTGATGCGCTCAATCGAACTCCTGAGTGGTTTCAATGGGCAATGTATGCTAGCATCGGTGCTTCATTCGGGATAAGAGGTTTAAAAGGTATTAAGAAATGAATATTGATAAGTTGAGGGAAGAAATTGAAGTTGATGAGGGATGCAAGTATGAAATCTATCTTGATCACCTCGGCTTGCCTACCTTTGGCATTGGGCATCTTGTTTTGGATATTGATCCTGAGTATGGAGAAGAGGTCGGAACACCTGTATCAGAGGATAGGGTGTCAGCTTGTTTTGATAGAGACGTACACACAGTGCTTTCCGAATGTGAAAGGTTGTACGAAGACTTTTCCAGCCTCCCTGAAGATGTGCAAAGAATTATTGCAAACATGATGTTTAACATGGGATATCCTAGGTTAAGCAAATTTAAAGGAATGAAGGCTGGTGTTGATGCTCGTGATTGGAACCAAGCTGCAGATGAAATGGTTGACTCTGTTTGGTATCGTCAGGTAACTAATAGAGCAGACAGATTAGTTGAAAGAATGAGGAGGATTTAATGTCACTAAAACTTCTTAAATTCAAGTCAGGAATAGTCAAAGACATAACTGAATATGCAGCATCTAAAAATGGTCCATTTTTCACAGATGGCAACTTAGTAAGATTCACAAATGGCTATGCTGAAAAAATAGGTGGCTGGGTTAAAGAATTATATTATGGCCTAGATGCAGCAGGGAACCCAGATACAGATACAGCTGTTAAAATTCAAGGAACTCCCAAAGCTGTTTTAAGTTGGAGAGCTAACACTGATGGTTCAGACAGGATTGCACTAGGAACTTCAAGTCACCTTTACGTTTTTAAACAAAATGTTGCCTACGATGTAACACCTTTAAGAAAAACAACCTCAAACCTTACCAATCCTTTGGCTACAACAGACGGAAGCACAACTATAACATGCACAGATAACAGCCATGGTGCCCATCTTGGTGATTATGTTTTAATAGAATCTGCTGCGGCAACAGGTGGCATAGCAGCAAATACACTAAACAGAAAAGAAGGCTATGAAATATCTGCAGTCACAACAAATACATTTACAATAACTGTCCCTGATGCCGCTACTAGCACTGTTGGTTCTGGAGGTGGGACAACAATTGATTTTTTGTACCTTATAGGCAACGTTGCAGGTTTGGGAGTTGCTAGCTCAATTCCTGGACTTGGCTGGGGAGCAGGAACTTGGGGTGAATCAACTTGGGGAACAGCCAGAGACTCTTCAACAATTGGAATTGGGCCATCTTTAGATTCATCTCAGTGGAATCTTAATTTGTGGGGTGAAGATTTATTAGTCAACATCCGTAATGGTGCTGTATATTATTGGGAGCTTTCTGATGGTGAAACATCAAGAGCTGTTTTGGCATCAACTGAATCAGGCGCATCAAACATACCAACTGCTACAAGAGTCACCAACATATCTTTCCCAGACAGGCATTTTATAATCGGTGGTGCTAATCCACTTGGTAGCTCAGTCATGGATCCTATGCTTATAAGATTCTCAGATCAAGAAGACTTTGTTAACTTTACTCCAACATCAACTAACACAGCAGGTGATCAAAGGCTTGAGGTTGGAACAAAGATAATACAAATTTTGCCAACAAAAGATGAGACATTCATTCAAACAGATGAAGCAGCATATGCAATGACATTTGTTGGCCCACCTTTTACATTCTCATTTAGGTTGTTGGCTGTTAATTGTGGTGCTGTCGCAATTAATGGTTCAGCAAATGTTGATGGAAGTATATATTGGATTGGCAAAAGTAACTTTTTTGCTTATAATGGTTCTGTTGCAGAGTTGCCTTGCTCAGTTCAATATTATGTATTTGACAGATTGCAACAAGAGTTTATAGATAAAACGTACGCAGGTCACAACAAAAAATTTAATGAAGTAACTTGGTTTTACGTCAGCACAGACAATCCCGCTGGAACTAACAGTCCAGAGCCAGACAGCTATGTAACATTTAATTACGCAGATGGCTCTTGGACAATAGGTTCCCTCGATAGAAATGTTTGGAATGATTCAATGGGAAGCAGACTTGTTCCTTTTGCTTTTGACTCAACAGGAGAACTTTACAATCACGAAACGGGAACTTCTGATGATGGATCAGCGATGTCTTGTTTTATAGAAACGAGTGATTTGGAAATGTCTGAATCAGGCAACAGACTATTCTTAATTGATAAAGTTGTCCCAGATGCAAAGATGGGAGCTGACACAAGTCTTTTTGTTGAGCTTAAAACTCGAAAATATCCTCAAGGATCAGAAACAACCAAGGGTCCATTTACTATTACTCAAAATACAGCTAAGGTATCAACAAGAGCAAAAGGTCGTCAAGTCTCAGTTAAGTTCTCAAGCACAGGTCAAACCGATGATTGGCAACTTGGTGACTTCAGGATAAATACAATAGAAGACGGAACAAGATGATAAGATTGCCACAAGCACCAAGGAACATAGGAGCACCAGCACCAGTTGTTGACTTTTATAATAAGATGAATGAGATGATAACATTCGGACAGAACCTTGTAAAAAGTTTAGAAAATCAGCAGACTCAATCTGACTTTTCTAAAAATGCTGCTTTAAATCAGTCTGAAGATTCATCAGAAGCAAAAGGTTGGTTTATTGGCTAATAATTATAAAAATTCAAAAGTTGATTTAACAACAACAGACGTAACAGTTCTTTATACTGCGCCAGCAGCAACATCAGCAATTATTAAATCAATACTTGTTTCGGAAGACAGTGGCAATGCAGATACGATAACATTAACTTTGACTGACACTGCTCCTGCAGTTTTCAGCCTTTTTAAAGTAAAAGCAGTTGGCGCGAATGAAACTGTTGAATTATTAACTCAACCTCTGGTCGTTATGGAATCAGAGATATTAAAAGTGACAGCGGCAACAGCCAACAGGCTTCACGTCACAACAAGCTATTTGGAGGTAAGCTAATGGCTGAGCAACTAGGTGGACTTACTGGGTTTCTTAATGAGGAAGAGGGGAAAGATTTTACATACAACCTTTTCCAGTCTGAAGCTCAGGATCCAGACGTAGGTTATAATCTTCAGGCTCTTTATGGAACAAAAGCTATGCCTGTTTTTGAATGGGTAAAGACAATACAAACTGGGGAAAGAACTTACAATCCTCAAGACGATTTTGATAATTCAATGCTTGCTCAGCTAAATCAACTTCAAAGTGGATCACAAGATGGAAAAATTCCAGGAGTCCCGACAACAGCTGAAATTGTTGCTGGTGTCGCCGCTCCTGTTGTTCAGGCTGTAGGCCAAAATGTCATTAAGGGTGTAGGTGATGCATATCTTGGTGGTGGTGTTGATGCAGCTCTTGAAGGTGCTGCTAATACTTTCAGCCTCAGTGCACTGCCGGAAAGCCAAGTCACAAAGCTGGCATCAAATTCATCAAAACTTCTTGAATCAGGAGCACTGAAGTCAGGCAAATTGTTTGCTCCTGAGTTAGCAGGAGGAAGAACACTTGCTGAATCAACAGGGAACTTAGATGCTTGGACTGCACTTAATGATGCTGGTGCTCTTTCGAAAACAGGGATATATGACTCAAACACCTTAACTGCTTCAGGATTTACAGGATCAACAATTGATTCAACTCAAGCAGTATCAGCTGGAAAAAATGCAGCTGCTTCTTCAGCAATAGCTACGGCTGTTGAGCCGACTACATATTTCGGAGGCGTTCAACAAAGGCTAGGGATGGAAGGCTTAAAGTCTGCTGGGATGAATGGCCTTGTTAGTTTTGGGATAAACTTAGCGTCTGGGATGAAACCCAAAGAGGCTGTAAAGTCTGCAGGAGCTTCAGCTATCGGTGCTTACATCGGTCAGGCACTTATACCCATCCCAGTTATAGGTGGTGTTATAGGAAGTGCTGTAGGGAGCATAATTGGTGGTCGTGTAATATGCAACGAGCTTCAGCGTCAAGGCGTTATGACCCGCAAGCAGGTGGTTCTTGATTATAGGTTCACCAGAGACCACTTAACACCTCAGCACGTTAATGGATACCACATTTGGGCAGTCTGGATGGTACGTCAAATGCGCAAAGGAAACTTTGTTAATTTTTGGAAACATGTTGCTGGTCACCGCGCTAATGAGATTGCCTATATTTATGGTGAGCGAGACAACCCAGATTATCTGGGGAAGGTTTACAGAAAGATTCTTGAACCAACATGTTGGTTAATTGGTCGCTTCTGTAAAAAAACAAACTGGTCAATTTTATATAAACCGAAGGAGATTTAAATGGCTGAAGAAATGAACATGGAAGGTGCCAACATGGATCCGTTGTCAGCAATGGACCCAGAAGCTCGTCAGATGATGATGCAGGCTGATGAAGATATTGCTGCAGTTCTTCTGGCTCGTCTTGCTAATATGTCACCAGAAGAACTTCAAAGTCTTGATTCAGCAATAACACCAGCTGTTGCGTCTGTTCTTATGAAGTTGCTCCCAGAGCTAGGTCAAATTATTGACGCTGTAAACTCTGAAGGTGAAATGCCAGAGCAAGGTGAAATGCAGATGGGTGCATTAAGTGGAATGTAGGAGGGCTAATTTATTTGATGTTTCAGCAATAACAGCTATGCTAATTGAAATGCATAATGATGCTGAAATTAAATTAACAAGTGTCAATACTGAAAAACTTGTTAATAAAATAAATGAAGCTCTCCATCAAGGAGTTATTTTGATAGCGCAAAAAGATGACAAGGTAGTAGGATCAATAGGAGGGATGATTGTTTCAGACTGGTGGTCTGATGAAAAACATCTTTCAGACCTTTGGTTCTATGTCTCTCCTTCTTGCAGAAAGTCCAAAGCTGCAGTGCTTTTATCAAAAGGGTTTATTAAAATAGCAAAAGAAGCTAAACTACCAGTAAGACTAGGCCACGTCTTTTCAGGAGATGTAGATCGCAAAGATAAATTTTTTGAGCGTCTGGGCATGAACAAAGCTGGTTCTTTGTATGTGGAGAATTAAATGGGTGGTATTTGCACAACTAATGTAGAGGCTTTGCCAGATGCTAAGAATGTTCTTTCAGGAACTCAGATACCTGAGTGGGTATCTGCCGCTGGTCGTCAACTTTATGAACAAGCCGCAGAAATGGCATCAAGTGAGTTCCCAGCTTACACAGGCCAAAGGACTGCAACTTTTGGCGATGCATTGGATGCTGATGGAAACAGAATACAAATAGGAACCAATGATGATGGAACTCCTATATTCCAGCAATCAAGACTTACTCAAGAAGAGTTGCAGGCAGCAGACCTCCTATCTGGGGGAACAGAAACATATCAGCCATACTTAGATGATGCAAAAGCGATGACTGATACTCTTGGTCAAGGATTCTCATCCACATCCAGAGAAGACCTTGTTGGCCCTAGTTTTAGTCTTGATTCAGCACAGCCTTATTTAGATATTTACCAAGGCGCTCAAGATGCCGCAGTTAGAGAGATTCAAGATCAGACCCAAAGAGGCTTAATAAGTGATGCTGCTGAAGCTGCTAGGATGGGTGCATTTGGAGGCTCCAGACTTGGTTTAAGAGAAGCTGAAACAGTAACTGGGGGAGCAACAGCCGCAGGTGATCTAAGAGCAAGAGCTGCAGCTGAAGGTTTACAGTTTGCTGGTCAGCGTTTTGATACTGATAGGGAAGCTCGTTTTGCTGCTGAAGATAGGTCTTTGGCTGCATATGAAACTGATGAAGCTGCAAGGTTAAGAGCATCTCAAGAGCTAAGGAGCTTTGCACCTCTTGTTCAAGGATTAAATGAGCAAGCTGCTGCAGGCCTATTAACAACTGGGGAGGCCAAAAGGAACCTTGACCAGATGGCTCTTGACTTAGCCTATGGAGATTATGTTGAGCAACGTGAATATCCATTCCAAATGCTTAACTTTGCTCAAGGTGCTCTTCAAGGAACTCCGTACGAAACTCGCACAATTGGTCTTGAGCAAGGAAATCAGTACGTTCAGTCACCAAGCATATATGGCCAGACAATTGGAGGCCTTGGCTCTTTGGCTAGTGCTTATTATTTGGGGAACAGATAAATGGCTCACCAAAAAAATTCTATGGGCTTTCCTATAGAGCACAATCAGATTGGCAGTGTTGATGAAATGAATGCAGCTTCAGCTGAAAGCCTTAATGCTGGCGTTTCAAATACAGACATGTCTACGATTAATGCTGGCGTATTAAATACCCTCCCAGCATACCAGCAAGCATTGGCCATTGCAGATCAAGTCTATCAAGAGCGTGAACCAATCAGTCCAGCTATGCTTAGCTTCTTGTTCTTCTCAAAGATGGCAGAAGAATCAAGCAAGCCAGGATCCACAGCTCTGGGTGCCGCAGGAACTGCCGCTGCAACCCCAGCCGCATACTTAATGAAAGAGCGTGAGCTTGATGCCGCAGATAAGAAAGCCAAGGCAACAATGGCCGCAACTCTTACTACTAGCCTGACAAAAGCTCCACCAAAGACAACGCTGTATGTTGATCCAAGTGACACAAAT